ATTCTCTCATTCATAATGGTAACTTCAGTTATAGGAGGAGGGTACTTTGGATATAAGTATGTAACATCCGAGCAGTTCAAGGCAAAGATTATGAATCAGGTCATGGGCAACGTAAAAGGAATGATGCCTAACGTATTAGAAAAAGGCTTACCTAAAACAACAGGACCATCTATTGCTATTCCTAAAAAACTTGGATTATGAACTGTTGGCACTGTAAAACTGAATTGATCTGGGGTGGGGATCACGATGTAGACGAAAACTGTTTTCCTCATCTGCAAGACCAGTACACAATGGTTACAAATTTATCTT